GCTCGATACGACAAGGAGGTTACCGAGGGCGCATGGGAGCCTACTCATTGGAAAAATGACAACCGCGCCATTCAGCTTGTGTACAGGGTCAGGCAGGAGATGGTCACCCAGAAATATCTGGAAGACGCGGAGATTCGCAGAAGAGAAAAGGCCAACGAACTGTCGGACGACAAGGTCGCAGATTTGCAGAAAGAAAAGCCGCTAGATTGGGCATATCATAAATACTACAAGCTCATGGAGAAGCACTCTGAAGCCTTCAAGAAGATGGACTATGATAAGTTCAACGCCGCGCTCAAGGCTGAACAGGCCACCTGGGGAGAGGCGTTAGTTTTAAGGTGGGACGCCGACAGGGCGGCAAAGTCTGCCGAAACCCATGCCCCCAAGGTGGCCCAGTATTACGCAGACATGAAGACCTTGGAAAACGTGGGATGGTTCACCACCCCCACAATGAACACAATGGTGTCAACGCTGGCTCCCGCAACGCGAGAGGCGTGGGATAGGTGGCTTCGGAGTGGGCCGATGGAACGCCGCCGTCTTGAACGAACCCAACATGCGGCAAGCATACGAACCCTGAAACACCAGAGAGGATTGGCCAGAAACGCGATCCTTATGACGCCTGAGAGTGGGCCAGTCGTGGACAAGATTGTTGTTGAATGGTATGGCCGAAATCCAGCGCATAGGTCTAGTTTGGAGTTATACAATAAACTCTATGGTAAGATGCCATCACGGATGGGACAGTAAGTAATTAGGTGCACACCTACCCAGGAGGACAAACATGGTAAATGAGAATCAAGAACCAGTCCAGGCTCCACTGCTAGAGGATGCCCCCGCGCCTGAGAATCCTCTGATAGCCGAGGCGGATACGCTCAACAACATGCCCGAAGTGGACATTAGTGAGCCTGCCGCCCCGGCCCCGGAACCTGAAGCTCCTGCCCCTGTGGCACAGGAGCCGATGGCGCCAACCCAGCCTGCGCCTGAACAGATGCAACAGGCGCAACAGAATCAGCAGTTTGAGCAGATGAGCCAGCAGGCGGCTCAGTACCAGCAGGTGCAGGAGAGAGCGGCCCTTCAGCAGGAAGCCCAGCGGTATCAGCAACAGCTTGAGAACCAGGGGTATATGGCCGAACAGGCCCAGCAAATCGCGTATCAGCACATACAGAGTCGTCAGGCCCAGGCCAATACGGCAAGACAGCACCAGTTCCAGACCCAGATGATTATGGGCAAGCAGGCGGCGGCGGAGCATTTTGCCAAGACGCATAACCTGGGGTTCGATGCCATGGCCACACTGAGGCTAGCAGACACGCCCGAACAGATGGAAGTGATCGCCAAGAAGATGTCGAGCGATGCCAAGAACATGGACGAGCTTGCCAAACTGCGGCAGGCCCAGGTTCCCGCGCAACAGTTTGACAGTTCTCAAGGAGAGCCGCAGGTCGCAAGTAATGACGGAAGTTGGCTCGATAGGTATAATGCAGGTGACAGGTCGGCCAATGCTACGGCGGCGGCGCGAAGATTAATGGGGATATAATAAGACTTAGGAGGTCTTAAATGGCACAGATAGCAACGACAGGAAATTTGGAGAATGCCCAGCGCATAATCCTCGCTTCTGCCAGATACACCGAGGAGCATAACGCTCCAGCATTGGCTCTCATTGAGAGCTTCACCTTGCCCAAGGGGGCCAAACAGGTGACGGTGCCAAAGGTCGCGCAGATGTCCATGAGCGATCTTGTGGACGGCCAGGACATCATTGACGAAGAAGAGATCGGCATGACCACGGTGGACTTGACAGCCGCCGAGGTCGGAGCCAAGGTCATCCTCACCGACAAGCTGGTCAGGCAGGCCGCTGACAATGTCATGACCATGGTGGGCAGACAGCTTGGAGACGGCATGGCCAGGAAGAAGGACAACGATGTCACAGCCCTCTATTCAGGGTTCTCGACAGACGTTGGAGCCTCTGGCAGGGACATGGATATAGCAAACGTAGCCGCCGCAGTCGCAATCGCCAAGGGCAGTAACTACGGTAGCCAGCTTTACATCAACCATCATCCCTTCGCTGTCTTCGATCTGGCCAAAGAAGCCGCCGGGACAGCCGCCACATATCCCATGACGCCGGGGTGGTCTCAGGACTTGCTCGGCAACTTCTGGAGTGGCATCCGCCCAATATTCGGGGTTCCGATCTTTGAAGACGGGAACATCACCCGAACCACAGTGGCGGCGACAGTCGGATTCATAGGCGACAAGTCAGCCCTTGCGGTTCTCAAGTCCGTGGACACCCGCACAGAGCGCCAACGAGACGCCTCTCTCAGGGCCACAGAACTGGTGATGACCGCCGACTACGGCGTGTTTGAACTGGATGACAGCCGAGGCGCAGGCTTCACGCTGGACTCCACCACACCAGCAACCACGTAATAGGCGGTTGAGATGGCTTTAACGACCAGAGAGCGTATTGAAATACGCGAACAGTTAGTTGGGCAGGGATACGCTTGGGAGTATGTCGATGGCTGGCAACCCAAGATATCCCTGTACCGCCATGCCGCAACCCTGACACAGGACGGCGTGGTTATCAGCCCAATCGGCACGAAGGTGGAGAACCTTCCCGGCAATCCTGACTATGTTCTCAGGAAGTCCCGGCTGGGCCTACTGCCTTACCCGCCCAGCGATGCCTGCGAGTGTCGCTGGTGCGCGTCTCGCAATGCTCACGCAGAGCCTGTGACCGAGTCTGGCGAGGAATACACCACCGAAGAATCGGTGATCTGCCAGGAGTGCGGCGACCCAGTGACGGCCCTGACCAAGGCGGGTGCACTGTCGCGATTGCGCGTTCACATGAAAACACACCAAGTATCCGAGTAGCTGTAACGATTGACCGAGGCTACCTGGATTATCATATCGGTTGGTCGCAGGACTTAGAGCCTGTAAAATACAACCTTGAAAGGGGTTTAGACAATGGCATTTCCACAGACGATTATGGGCAAATGGGGTTGGGAGCAGGTCGTCACGACTGCTAAAAAGCAAAAGCTCGGCACTAGGATGCAGATTGTAGACACTGAATACATATATGCGTCTGCCGGTGAGGCTGTGCTAGCCGGGCAACTCATGGAGTCTGCCGCTATAGAATCGTCAGAGAATGACGATCTTGCCGTTGCCACCACGGCGGCAGAAGCGACAGCTATCACTGTTACCTTTGGCGGCGCAGTGACTCTTAATGAATATGCAGATGGATTTCTGTATGTCAATACTGGCGGCGGCGCGGGGGCTGGATTCAGATATAGAATCAAAAGCCACCCTGCTGGAACGGCAGTGGCCGTTACTCTTGACCATGAAGACGGCTTGATAACTGCGCTTACGAACGGCACTGACGTAGTTGGAGCCGCAAAACCTCTCGCCTCTGGCGTTCTTCAATCCAATACAACTTCTGTTGGCGCCGCTGTTGGCGTGACAATGAATGACATTGCCAGCGGTAGCTATGGATGGCTACAGGTACGAGGCCAAGGCGTTTGCTTGATACAGGGAACTCCGGGCGCTGGACTAGGACTTATGAGGTCTAACGGCACTGCTGGAGCCGTAGAACTTGCCGATGGTTCCTTGCAAGATATAGGGACATTGGGCAGGACTGTTGGTGTTAACGGTGAATACCATGAGGTATACCTGAACATTTAATGGTAGCCGACCCCAAGGAAATAGAACTTTGGACTCCGCCTGGGGTGACCCATACCAGGGTCGCCCAGGTGGGGCGCAACGCCGAGACTGGCGGCATAATCTACGATTACCAGTTCAAGGTGCATGACGAGGTCACCGGGCGTAGCCACCAGTTCCGGGTGTTGGTCGATGATGAGACATCTATCGCCCACATCGAGGAGATGGTCGGCAACGCGATGGAGAGTTGGCTGGTTGACGTGAGGATGCGGCACTCTAAACCAGCTCCGACTCCAGCCCAGCGCAAGGAGATCGGGAAGATTCTCGATCAGATCAGGATCAGCGCCATCAAACGCAGGCGCTCTTCCAACAACAAGATATACTACGACGGTCTTAGGTAGGAGGATATGCTATGACCAACAACAACACCACCGAGATACAGATCACGGAACAGGACATACGGATGGCTCTGCAACAGAAGGTGAATCAGGTCACCAACCTGGAGCTTCACCTAGCCACCCTGACCAGGGTCATCTCCGAGCGTGATGCTCAGATCGCAGAACTTGAGGAGAAAAGCAATGCCAAAGGTCGGAAAGAAAAAGTTTCCGTACACTAAAACTGGCAAGAAGGCGGCTAAGTCCTACGCCAAACGTAGCGGCAAGAAGGTAAAGTCCAAGAGATACTAGAGAGGCGCGATTATGGCTGTAGTCCAGGGGCGCACAAGGGCGCAATTGCGCCAGTCAATAGGTTACAACCTCGGCGCCATCTATGTATCGTCAGGCAGTGGCACTGGCACGACCACCACGATTGTCGATAACACGCTCATCGGGGCCGATGACAATCACATCGGCAAATGGGTCATCTTCAACGACGCATCCGCCTCCACGGTGGAGATATCCAGGGTCTCGGACTACACCAGTAGCTCCACGACCCTGACGATCTCCCCGGCCTTTGCCCTTGCGCCAGTGGCCGACGACACCTACGAACTGTGGGACGATATCTACTCCCCGGCCCGGATTGATGACTTGATCAATCAGGCCGTCCTCGACGCCACGGGCCATGCCTACGATCCTGTCGAGAAACTCGACCTGCACACCGACGGCACGACCCAGCGATTCGACATCCCGTCTGGGCTGTCGATGATTCAGAACATCTACTACCG